CATTACATTTCTGTCAATCAAATCGGGAGTTGTGGTGTGTGAATCCAACACCACTTTATAATCTTCTAACCCAAGGCGCGTCTTAACACTCTCAAGGAAAGGTCGCGCCTGTCCTGTAAATCTATCCCATGTAACTTGCGTGTTTGGATCAAAGAGTAACGTTGCTGAAATTCGAGAAATTTCTTTCTTAATATGAATCAGCAACCGGCGTACATTAACCCTATCCAATGCACTTCGTGTTACTTGAAGTGTCTTTTGTCCAAAAACAACCAAACCTTCAGCTGGGAATGAAGCAATCGGATTAATATTAGTTTCATAAAGTTTATCACGATCCTTTGAAGTTAATCGTTCAGTAACTCCAATGATTGGAATTCCGCCTGCACCTTCTGTTAGCCCACCGCGATTAAAGCCTGCTGGCGCAAACCACACTTCAGACTTAGCCTCTGAATATGCATAAGTTCCAATTGCTGCAATTGAGGGTGGAGCAAAGAAACTAATTCCAGAATCAGCATCTCGAATTTGAATCCATGGGTAATAACAAGTAGCATAACTATTATTAATTTGTCTTGCTTTTAATTTCGTTGCAGCATCTGATGCTTTACCTTGATTACCAATATCATAATCATTTCCAAAACTAGCACGATCTGGCGGAGGTTGATAGCCTCCTTCAATATCGATGACTGCCAAAGCATCTGCACGACGTTCGCACAAATCCATCATATGAGTTGTTAGACCCTTTGATGAAAGAGTAGTTCCAATTCCGGGTGCAGACATTAAATTCATTTCTACTAACTCTGGATCTGCACATGAATCGATTGCCGTTCGAATTGAATTCATTTTAGAATTATTATAGATGGTTGGTGTGCCAGTATAATAATTGTTGAATGGATTAGTTTCACGAATATCCGTTCCATCAAATCCGCCGAACATAGGAATGGTAAATTGATTCCATTCGTCGTCCAAAAGATTCTTATATGTAAAAGACGCCGTGGAAGCAATTGCATAACCCTGTTTATAAGAGCCTGACAAATAATAAGCTTCTTGAAGTTGCGATGCCGTTGGCACGGAAGAACCGCCACTATAGGTAGTTCCTAGTGAAGCCGTATGATAAGATACATCTTCAAGAGTGAAAACATATTGATATTCAATTACGTTTCCTTGAGCCGAATATGAAACATTAGTTCGTGGACCCGAGTAACCGCCAGCGCCGAGAGCGCCTGGATCGGATAAACCTCGAACGACATCTTCATAAGCAGAATCAAATCTAGTGCTCCCACCATACTTTGTGGTATCAACACCCCAATATGCATCTGTTGGATCGTTTAAGTTGCCTTGGGTTGTATTACTACGAAGATATGTTTTTGGGAATTGGAAAGAACCACTGAAAACTTCAGGTCCGACCCATACTTCTTGTGTCGTTGATGTGTTGGTTCCACCAAGAAAACTAGTTTCACCATTGGCTGTAATACCAGTTATTAAAGTTATTGCTGTATTGCCAGTCACACCAGCAGTAGTTTGAGTTAGCGTAAACTCCTCCTCGGTGCCCGCGAAAACAGTGGGATTAATCGTCATGTCGAGTATCCCAGCGTCTATTGCGGCTTTGCAAGATATCCAGGCTGCTTGAGTAGCCTTTCTGATTCCATCCGACGAAAACGACCCCCCGGTGTTAATAGTGAAGGGTGACGCTGTTTCATCGACCGTATCGGCAAAGTTCTTGGTAGGGTCCGTAGTAAATGTTATAATATCGCCATCAGCATTTACCAATTTAAAATCTGTGCCGGATTCGGCGGCTAAAGCGGCGGTTCCTACAATTGTTGCCGTAGCCGCAATTGCAGCTGCTCCTGCGCCGGTTGCATAAGCACCAGGCGATGCTCCCACAGTTTTCATCATTGCTCTTTCAAATGCTGTTCCTGGTGCTTCTGTACCTGGAACAGTCGCATAAGTGCTTCCACTTAAAACTTGGAAAGCTCCCCAACGCGGTGGACCTTGATAACCCATTGGCAATAATTCTGGTGCCACGCCGCCTTGATCAACTTCATTCTTCATTTTAATATAAATATATTTAGAGTTATTACCATAACGACCAAAATAACGATAACGTCTTTCTGTATCGCTCCATCTTGCAAAAGAATCTCCAATTCTTCGTGCAATATAATTGGGAGAATTTGGATTTAAGTCCAAGTTTGAGAAGCTTTCGACAACTTGAGGAACTTCATCAGAATCAGATGTTTTTCTCAACATCAATCCAAAAGAACCATAAGGTACTGAGGGTTCATTAGAATATCGAATATCTACAATAGAGACTTTGAGATTTTCTTGTGTCCATTCGCCACCATCGAGCGCAAGAACTTGGAATAATTCTTGATTTGCTTCGGGCGTCGAACTACCAGATGCTTCGGTAGTTTGACCAATAATCCAATTGGTTTGTGCTGCTGTCATGCTAGCATAATTTTTTCCCCAAATAATCGGTTCAGGTGACGAATAAAGTGAAGCAATAAACCCAAAAGTATCACCAGCGGTGCTTCCACTTGTAACTGTTTCTCTAACACTTCTTTCATAAGATTCGCCTAAGAAATAGTTCGTGTTTACACCACTATCATATAATCGAGAAGTTAATTTAGTGGGATTTGTATTAAAAACTTTTCGAACAAAATTGCCTGCTGTTTCATCTTTAATATTAAAATTAATTGTATCTGTGATGGTTCCAGCTGAACTTTTAACAAGAGCCGTAAAAGTTGGACCGGCAGCTACGCTTTTAATTATAACACCGGAACCAGTAACGTTTGAAGTACCTTGGCGGATCGCACCAGAAAGCTCCACCGAACCGTCGCTGCAATAAAAAACAGCTGCTAACGTTCCAGTGAGTGGCTCGGCTGAACTTCCGCTATCACACACAAACAAACCTAAAGCGCCTGGACTAGTTCTTGTTCCATCGGGCGTTCCACCAATTTGCCAACCAGCTCTGCCCGTTGAAGTTGCAGTGCTATCTGTATGTTCTTGTCCTAGTAAACGAACATAAGTTAAAGGAGAACCATTTGCCAGCCATGCCTGTGCAGCATAAGCGCCATAATTGGGTTCCATTCCGGCGCTACCATTTCTCCAAATATCGCCTCCAGCTCCACCAGGTAAAGGTTCACCAAAAATTTCAACAAATTCTGTGAAATTTTGAATTTTTACTGGTCGAAGACCTGGACCTCTTTGGGCGCGACCAATAATAACTGGTCCTATTGCCTCTGGTTCATCGGGGATTTGCGATCTATCAATTTCGCGAAGTTGAATTCCCGGTGATACAAATCTGAATTTGCTTTGTGCCATGCGTCTTTCTCCTTAATGCTTTAAAAGTCTCTAATAAATAGTAGCTTATTGCTCGAAAAGACAAAGGAATGATTACGACCTATATTTTCCAGGTGGCTGTCCAATTGGACCCCAATCCGGTTCATCACCCATCACTACTCTTTCTCTAGGGGTCTTAATATCAACTGCATTTTCACGAATAACAATATGTGGTTGTTCATCGTTTTTATTTGCACCGACAAGATAACCCAAAACTTTTAAATTTATTTTAGTTTCATAAAATCTTGCATCCTCTCCTAAGTCTGCCACATTCCCATCGGCGCTAAAATCCGATTGCATAAATCCTTCATAAGAATGTCCGTCTTGTTCTAGTTTTAAATAATTTATACCATTAGTTACAGTTACAAAAGGTTGTACCGCTTCATTCATCTGTTGTTGATATTCAGTTCTAACACTTATAGCATAATTAATATCAATATAGACCGGCATTGGAATAGTAATGGTTTCATAAACAACTTGTTTATTTTTTGGCATTGGAAAATTAATTTGTTGTGCCCCTGGGTTGCCCTTATTGCCTCTGAGTTTAGAGGCTTTTCTATAAGCATTTGCATTAATAAAATTAGCGGTTTTATCTTGTTGTATTCTCCGTGCAATTGTAATAGAACCTCCCTTAGCATCATTAATTGGGGGAATGTTGCCATAAAAAACTCCCTTTTTTGTAGGATCTTTAGAGAAGCTTTCTCTTTGTAGGGTCATAATAGGAAAAATCAAAGCACCATCATTATCTCTTAAATCTTTATGATTTTTTAACTGCCAAACTCGTTCTCCTGCCACCCAAACGATTGGAATTTTTTTCCATCCCTTGTTAGTTGTGCAGAATAAATCCATTTTATCGTTAAGCCAGTTATAAACTGAAAAATCTATTGTTTCTAGAGTCGAAGGCTTATAAGATATAATCGTAGGTCTTACATTGTCGCCTACGCCGCTTCGGTCTACCGATCCTGTTAATACTCCTTCATTTGCCATAATTATTTACCATCAAAAAGTCCTTGTCTTGCACGGAAACACTTAGCAGAAATTTCAAGCATGTGTTCCTGTTGTCCGAATAATTGTTTTGGTTCGCTTAAAGTAGATATTTCATAATAAAGATCCCCATACAAAATAAAATCACCTTCGCGAACATATAAATCTTGGTCCTCCGTTAACCGCCGTTTATGGAAATGACAAGTTAAGTGATAAATACGATCAAGACCATATTGACTCATTGTCGTAGTAGTTTCTCCCCACTCGATTAATACATAAACTCTAACAGGAGGTAAAAAATTCTTTTCAATTGCTTCTCCGTATAATGAGTGAAAGTCTGTATGAGTATTACTTATTGGATAATAAAGAACAGTTTGTCCAATTACACGTTCTATTAACTCATCATTAACTTGTTTTACTAAATCTCTTTCTTTTTTCCCCAAAAAAAGTGGCGGCGGTGGAGTTTCCGGTCTATTCCATTTATTTTCAGCCATTTTTTATCCCCTATAAATTCCCATTGGAATGTAGGTTTGAAGACCAGTAGAATCTTCAGCTAATTTTTTATCTGACTCCATCAATGCGCCATAAGTTAATTGATCCAATAATTCATTCAGCTCGGTTTTAAGTTTTTCTTTTTCTTCTTTTGATTGAGATGTTAATTCAGAAGCATTTAATGTAACTGATTCACCTGGTATTGGAATTGCTCCAAATTTTCCTCGAATTTGTCCCAACATTCCTTTAGCAGTAGCTAAAGCATATTTTTTAATCCATTGTTTACCCATGCTATTGATGTTTTTATACGGAATATTAGCAAATGGCAATGTATTATAGTTGTTGATACCATCTCTTCCACTTAATCTGGTTGAATCTTCTTCCCAAGGATCTTCTGGAATTGAAAACTCAAACCACATTTTAGTAGGTGCGCCAGCACCAGGATTTGCCGGTGGTGGATAAAGTTTAATCCTATTATCATTTATTTCGTAAGAATAGTGAGATGCACGAGTATAAAGATTCGTTTCAAAAGCCATCGATTGAAGTTTATTCTGCCATGCTGGAACGACCTCAAATGTTGATTCATCAGAATATTGTCCATAGGTGAAAAGATTACCTACAACATTTAATCCTCCATAATAGCCATAAAACCTCCACATAGAAGCTGGGGATCTATAATAAACTCTAGTGATAGAAATTCGTTTATTATTTACACTTCCTGTAAATGGACTTGCGAAATTTGAAGTTCCAGGCTTTTCCACAGAAGCTGATTGAACAATGTGTTGTAAATCATACTGTTGTATATTGTCTTTTAAAGCAATTGATGCAGAATAAATACGTACATCATCTCCAAATCCAGCTTCACCAGCCAAACCTTCAGCTATTTTTTTACTATATTCAAAATTAAATTTAGGAAATTTTAAAGCAAGGTGTGTCCCACTTAAACTAGAAGATAATATTCCGTCTTCAATTGTTCCTTCATGATCAAAAGTGCCAGTAGTCGCCCCCAAAAAATCCGATAAAACATTTTTAGCTTGGTGATTATTAATAATGGTGCAATATTCTA